GAAAAAATTGTAAATAAAGAAGCGCTAGTTTATACTATTGAGCTTGCAAAGCAGGCGGGCGAATTAGCGAGTAAATTTCTAAAAGCGCCTCACGACTTAGAATATGAAAAGACCTTTTATCCGTGGATTTTGTTATCTAAAAAGCGTTATGTGGGCATTTTATATGAAGACAATCCAGATAAAGGAAAAATGAAATATATGGGTATTGTATTAAAACGGCGCGACAATGCACCGCTAGTAAAAGATATATATGGAGGAATTGTTAATATTATCATGAATGAAAAAAGTATTAGTAAGTCTGTTAAATTTTTGAATGAGTGTCTTGGTAAATTAATAGGTTGTGAATATCCTATTGAAAAATTATTAGTGACTAAGTCGTTGCGTGGCTATTACAAGAATCCTAAACAAATTGCTCATAAGGTATTAGCTGAGCGTATTGGTTTGCGTGACAGTGGAAATAAGCCGTCTAGCGGAGATAGGATGTATTATGCGTATATAGTGAATAGTAATAAAAAGGCTTTGCAAGGCGAAAAAATAGAAACTCCTGATTTTATTAAGCTAAATGGTCTAGTGCTTGACTATAGTCATTATATTAGTAATCAAATTATGAAACCATTATTGCAGTTATATGCTTTAGACTTGGAAAATATGAGCGAGTTTAAAAAGAAACGAGGAGTAACATTACAGTCGTGGCATAACGAATTGGCAAAATTACGCGAAAAATGGACTGACCCGGAAAAATATGAGAAGAAACTTGAAGAGTTAAAATGTAAAGAAATTAAAAGTTTATTATTTGACAAATATTTAAAAGATTGTAAATAGGGCTTTTGTCTTTATATTGTTTTATTAAATATTTAAAAAGAATGTTTATTTGTTTATTTAATATATTAATATAGCGATATATTAATATATATATTTTTTATATAGCTATGGTTAATAATATAACACATAAAAATTTATCACATTTTTCGCATAAATTCAATATGAAGAAAACAAATAAGGTGTTAAAAAATGTAAATACAAAGTCTGATTTTAAGAAATTAATATTGAAAAGCGATTATATACAAAATAAAAAACAGGTATTTAACAAGGTTATTGATGTAAATGCAAATATAACAAATCAAAAAAACAGCGGTAGATGCTGGTTGTTTGCGTTTTTAAATATTATTCGCTATAAAATGATTAAAAAATACAAGTTAGAGCCTAGCTTTGAGCTTTCGCAAAATTTCTTATTTTTTTATGATAAATTAGAAAAGGCAAATTATTATTTAAATTATATTTTGGAAAGTTATGCTACTAATTTAGAAACATTAAAATCTGAAACACAATTAGGAAAATTAATAAATTTGTTAGATAAAGTAACAGATGATGGGGGTCAGTGGAATATGTTTGTAAATTTAATAGAAAAATATGGAATAGTGCCAAAATCAAATATGAACGACCACTTTCACAGCGCCAATTCTAAAGAATTAGAGCAATTTTATGACGACTTTTTGCGAAAATGCGCGTATAGAATTAGAACTATGTCTAAAGGTGATTTATTGAAAAACAAGACAATACTATTAGAAAGTATGTTGTTTGATTGTTATAAAATTTTGGTCTTATTTTTGGGTGAACCGCCAAGTAAAATAACTTGGGAATATTATGAAACAAGCGATAAAAACAAATCCTTAAAAGCTAATAAAATAGCCGATATAAGTCCTCTCAACTTTTACAAGAAATATGTTCCATATAAAGCACAAGACAAAATATGTTTAATAAACTATCCGTGCAAGCAAGCTCCGTTTTATAAATTATATAATGTTGAAATGACATTTAATATATTAGGAGCAAGCGAGCAAAATTTCATTAATGTTCCTAGCAATATAATGATGGATGCTGTTAAAAAATCTATTAATAGTGAAGAAGCTGTATGGGTAGGGGTTGATTTTAATAAATATATTTCAAATGAGCACGGATTTTTAGATAGCGAAGGATTTGACTATGAAGACGTTTTTGGTTTTGACAATTATATGAAAAAATGTGATGCGCTAAATTATAGGCAATCTGGGCCAAATCATGCTGTTGTTATAAAAGGCTATAATTTCGACAATTCAAAAACAGACGGCTTTTTAGTGGAAAATTCTTGGGGAGACGAAAAAGGTTTTAAAGGAAATTATTATATGTCAAAGACTTGGTTTGATGACTATACGTATCAAGTTGTTGTAGATAAAAAATGCGTGTCGCAAAATATATTAAATGTATTAAAGCAACAACCTACGCTATTGCCTTATTGGAGCCCGTTTGGTGCTTTATTAAAAGGTGGTTACTAAGGGTGTAGTTAAAAAAAATTGATTTGCAACTTTAAGAAATAAATGTATAATTATCCAAAACTATTGATTTAATACAATGTCTTCAATTGAACGTAATCACATCGGACGTAAGATTGAGTATCTGGTTTCTCGTTATGCTAATGATAAAATTAAAATCCCCGAACACCAACGCAATGCAAATGTTTGGACTGAAGGCAAGCGCAAGTTATTTATTGATTCATGCAAAAGAAATATGCCAACTCCTTCTATTTTGATTTATACTGATGAGAACGATGAACAATGGTTTGAAGATGGTCTTCAACGTGTAACAACATTGAAAGACTTTATTCAAGACGAATTTTCGGATTCATCTAATAGAAAGTATTCGGAATGGTGCGAAATTGAAAAATTTCGTTTTGGAAACTATGAGATTATTGTTGTTGAATATAGCGGAGCAACACCGGAAGAGCGTGTTATGATTTTTGACAGATTTCAAAACGGAAGTCCATTGAAAACAGGCGAGCGTCTTCATGCGTTGAGCTATACTCCGTTGGTAAAGTTTACAAAGGAGATGTTTATGAAGTATACAAATAGTGACGGAATTGAAATGAGAGGGAAGTATCTTGACCGCGCGCAAGTTGTGTGGGGTGCAATTAAATGCGACAACACCGACAAGCGTTATGATGAACTTCACAAGCTAGTTGCGTTGATAAATGGAATTGTGCATGGTTGGAAGTCTTGCAACGGTATTACAAAGTCATATGAGGAGCTACGTGAAACTCTAATGACGCCTATTAGTAATGAAATGAGGGACATGGCAGAGCGTGTTATTGATGAATTGCTCATTATTTATGAGGAAGCAGATGTAAGGTATCCGCTACAAGGCAAGAAACATCTTAATGTTCAGAAAACTATTGGAAACTTTACAGGTGCGATTGTGTATTCATTGAAAATGTTTCCAAATGACTGGGAACGTCTCCACAATGGATGGCTAGACTTTCTTGTTAGTTATCGCAAGGATAACACTTTACTTGAAACCAAAATCAAGAAAAATGTGGCAGACTGCCGTAATTGGACCGAAGGACGCTGGCAAACAACATACAAGCATGTATTCAATATTGCAGGACAAAGTGAACATATCAAAAGCCCTCCATCTGAAGACAGCGATGAAGATGAGTAATCACTAATGCTAAGAACAAGAAAAATAATTTTTTTATATAATTTCTCAAGAGTTTTTTTTTATAATTTATTTATAATATTATTAATAAATTATATAAAACTTATTTGATTAATAAGCTAATAAGGTTGTGAAGATTAAAATGGAGTCTTTAACAAATGCCATTAATATTCTTAATATTAGTGTAAATGCAAATGAAGAATGTATGATATGTAAAGACGAATTGCAATGTGGACAATGTTATACATTACCCGAATGTAATCATAGTTATCATACACATTGTTTAATTAGTTGGTTTAGAAATGGTGACTCGCGTTGTCCGTATTGTGGAAATAAAGGTGTTAATAATAAAAACAATGACACATTGCGTAATGTAAGAGGCAAATATTTTACTACAGTATATGAAGCACAAATGTCAACAGATATAAAAAAATATGTTTATTTGAAAAAAAACGATACTAATAAAAAATGTCTTGAAACACGCAAGCAATTCGAAAAAATTAAAGTATTAGAAGAAAATTATAAGATTGAAGCACAGAAGTTGAGAGACTTACAACAATCTCTCAAAGAAACACCCGCAATATATAGTGAAGCTAAAAAAAATATTATGTGTTACAGAAGTAAAAAATGGAAAATAACTAGACAAATTAGATTAGAACAAATGAAAATAGTAAATACTAGTTATATTATTCCTTTAATTATTCCGTTGTCTGTTACAATATAATTTGAAGTTCGTGTTCATTGTTTGCTAGGCCATTGCTTAATAATCTTTCAATATGTAAAGCTAAATAAAATTTGAATTCATTAGTATATAAAAAAACAGTTTTATTATTATTATCAGGGTCTGAATAGCTAATAATATTAGAATTAATTAGTATATTATGTCTACAATTTGGGCACGTTTGATGCTGTATTAGCCATTGTTTTATAGCACCACTATTAAATATATGTCCGCATTCTTTAATCATTGTTACATCATCGCAGTTTGAGAATTTTTCGTGTGTTATAGCGCAACTATCATTTGTGGGATTTTCTATATTTCCATAATACAAGTCAATAGTGTTTGACTTAATTAGTGCATATATATTAGTATTCGATAGTTTTATAAAATCATCAAAATCATAATTAAATAAATGGGCATTGTTTTCATTATTGCTAGCAATATTGGAATTGCTAGTAACATTGGTATTGCTAGTAACATTAAGATTCGCATTTGTATGATTGTAATTATAATAATTATTCATATACATAACATTATTCAAATAAGTTATGCTATTGTTTAAATAATTAACGCTATTATTTAAATAATGTATATAATTATTTGAAAATGTTAGTAAATTATTCATAGTCACAGCATTAGTATTTATAGGATTTATAGCATTTATAGAGTCATTAGCATTTATAGAGTCATTAGCATTTATAGAGTCATTAGTATTTAATGCATTCATATAATCAATGTATAATATAAATTATATAAATAATATATATTTAAATATATATAATTAAATATATTGTTATAAAACTATTAAGCATATGAATAGTCAAATAGATTATAAATATTTAGTAGCTAATGATTTAATAGATAAATATAATAATAAGGGATTAAGTGGATTATGTAATTTAGGAAATACGTGTTATATAAACTCGTGTATGCAAATATTATCACAATGTTATGAATTAAATGAGTTGATTACTGGTGTTGGAGAACATATATCTAGTGAAAATGGACTAGTTTTGAAAGAATGGAAAGATTTGAGAGATTTGTTATGGAGTAAAAATTGCATAATTAGTCCAAATAGGTTTATAAACGCAATACAAAGAGTTGCAGCATTAAAAAAATGTGATTTATTTACAGGTTATGCACAAAATGATTTGCCAGAGTTTTTAATATTTATTTTTGATTGTTTTCACGAAGCATTGCAACGAAAGGTGCATATAAGCGTTGATGGAAAAACAGAAAACGACCTTGATGAATTAGCGAAGACTTGTTATGAAATGATAAGAGCTACTTATAGTTCTAGTTATTCTGAAATTATTGATTTATTTTTTGGAATACACGTTTCGCTGATTATAACAAATGACAATTCAAATAAGATTTTGAGTATTAAACCTGAGCCATTTAGTACAATTAATTTACCATTACCAGCAGAACATAAAAAATGTTCTATATATGATTGCTTTGATTTATATACTAATTATGAGTTTTTAGAAGGTTCAAATGCGTGGTTTAACGAAAAGACGAATAATAAGGAAGATGTTGTAAAAACCATTAAATTTTGGAGCTTACCAAATATATTAATTGTAGATTTTAAGAGATTTACTAATTCAAATCAAAAATTAAATCATATAATTCACACTCCTTTATTGGGGTTAGACCTGAGTAAATATGTTATAGGTTATAACAGAGAGCAATATATTTATGAGTTGTTTGGAATTTGTAATCATTATGGAGAAAGTCACGGCGGACATTATACTGCATATATTAAAAATGCTAATCAAAAGTGGTATCATTTTAATGACACAAATGTGACTGAAATTAGTGAATCGCAGTTAATCACGGCAAAAGGATATTGTTATTTTTATAGAAAATTACTATAGATTATAGAATTATAGATTATAGAATTATAGATTATAGAATTATAGATTATAGAATTATAGAAAATTAGATTATTATTATTTTATTAATATATTAATATAATAATAATATAATATGGCATTAGTTAATAATATAACGCAAGATTTTTACAATAATTTAAATAATTTAGGCACTAATCCTTTTGTATTAGTGGTGCTTATTGTTATTATTATGGTATATTACATAATATTTTCATTTTTAGGCACTTCATACAACTATGGAAATATGCCTTCTAATCGAAGTGGAGGACATTACATTATTGAGGCCTTATTATGGGGAATATTTATTCTTTTAATTTTTGTTAATGGACTAGCGTATTTTTTCAATATTAATATTGTAACTGAATTTAAACATTTATTCTCTAAAAACCCAGAAATAACTATAAAATCAGTAGTAGACCAACCCGATATATCTATGAATGCTAATGAAGTTTATCACGTTCCTGGTAATAGATTTACATATCACGATGCTAAAGCTGTGTGCAAAGCGTTTGACGGAGAATTAGCTAATTACAATCAATTAAGTGAGGCCCATAAAACCGGAGCAAGTTGGTGTAGTTATGGATGGACAAAAGACCAGTTAGGGCTTTATCCAACAAGTCAAAATGATTGGACAAAGTTACAAGATAAAGAGGGTCATAAATATGACTGCGGACTGCCTGGTATAAATGGCGGCTATGTTCCCAATCCTCATACTAAATTAGGTTCGAATTGTTATGGTGTAAAACCTAAACAAAGCGAACTCGAAAAAGCATATGTAAATAAAGATTTATATCCTAAAACAACCAAAGAATTATTATTTGAGCAACGTGTGCAATTTTGGAAAGACAGAATAAGTAATGTATTAATAAGTCCATTTAATAATTCTAACTGGTTCAAAGTCTCTTAATACTTATTTTTTTCGTGTTGATTTTTTTTGTGTTTTTTTCCGTGATTTTTTGCTAAGTTGCTTCTTTGTTGAATCAATTAAACCATATAATTTGAAGAATATTTGCTCATTTATAGTAGCCTTATCTGGTGTAATTGAGTTTTTATAACCAGCTTCGTTGCTGTAAGTAAGTGGTTCTTTCAAATTCGATAACTGGCTTTCTAATATATTAAAACCAGGAAGCATAGCTAATTTATTCAAACTTGATTTTGTTTTATCTACATTGTCAAGGTATTTGAACATATATTAATGTATATTTATATATATATTTATATATATATTTATATATATAAATATATTAATACAAATTAACTTATTTTGTAAGTTCGTTTAATTAAATTGTTTGTTTTAAATGTTCTTTTTGATTTTATAAACTCAATGAGTTCATTTTCAATAGACTTACTATTTTCATAATCTGTAAAAAACTCTTTAAAACAATCCTCTAAAAATTTGAAGCTTAGCATATTATATTGCTTCATTTGCGTTAAACTTAATTTGCCATCGCTTATATTTATTAGTGGATAGTTTGCATTTTTAGAATCGTAATAATTAAAAATTTGTTCTTCAATATTATTTTTTTCTTCTCGTAATAGAGAGATTTGAGCATATAATTTTTTATATTGATTATCTAACGCAACCCAGTTTTTTATACTATTTTGAATAGTTCCATCATAACTCTTAGCTTGCTCATTCATAATAATATTATTATTAATATTATGAATTAAAATATTAGTAAAATTTGTTGTTTTAGTTTTAAATTAAAATCTCTCAATATTTGTTTTTAATACTTATTTTTATTTTATATTTTATATTTTTTACCTTCTTCTTCTTCTTTGCGATGACCTGTTGCGTCTTCTGGAGCCTCTTCTCTTGGTTCTTCTGTATGAAGACGGGCCCTTCATATATTGTGTAGCCGCTAATAGCGCCGCTGGAACAGTTATTTCGGCTAAAAACGAACCGCCTTTTCTTCCTCTGCCGGTTTTTCTTCCTCTGCCTCTTCTTGAACCGTGTCTTCTACCTCCGGTTATTCCTGGAACTGGAATGTCAAAGCCTCCACTCATCGGTTGTTCTCCAATGTCCTGCATTTTATATATATTATAAAAATATAATAATTTATTAT